TTCTTGATAAGGTGCTCAAATCGATAGTGCTGTCGGGAGGTGTGCACTTTCCTGATTGCACATTCCTCTTGTACCTATAGGCCTGATTGCAACATTTACTGCTGCAAAACCTTGCTGTGACCATCTGGCCAATGAAGGTTTTATGACACCATTCGCATTTCTTAACTATTTCCATATGTCCTATTTTGTATGTTATTATTCCTGTTTTCTGTCCAACTCTGTCCAAGTCTGTCTAAATGTGTCCAAATGTGTCCAATGTGTGCCACGCGAGGACATCGTTTAGCAATCCAATGGTGTCCAACGTGTGCCAGTCGGAGACATTGAGTGAGCATGTGCCAACGTTGGGATTTTCCCAAACGTACAAATAACGTACAAAAATGAGCGAAAAAAATATCATCAACGATTAACGCTGATGATATGACGAGTGTGGAATTGCTTGAAAATAAACGATTTAGTCATATCGAGTCATATCGAGTGATGACCGTTAATCGTATTCTATTTTCCCACGCAAAATCTGACGAATATTTCGTATATAAGTGAAAATCAATATGTTACGATATTTTATCAATTTCTGAGTAACAAACCAGTAACAAAAATGTAAGTAACATCTGAAAATCAGGTCTGTCTCTGGCTCTGCCTGGTTAGTGAAAATGGGAGGATGATTTTGCTTTCGATCCTCCCACCGACTACGGATCAGCAGGATCCTCTGTAATGGAGAAATCTGTTGCAAAGGTAGTCAATATTTCTGAGAACACCAAAGAAAAGCGAGAGAACTTCACAGCCACCTCGCTCCATTCACCATATAATAGGCTACTCTAAGAAAAAAACAGTGTTGCATTTGCGCCCTATTTAGGCATTACGTTTTGGATAACGTCATCAGACAGTAGGAATCCATGAGCCTCACCCAGGAATCTTACTACTCCGTTCAGGTCTGAAATGATCCCATTCGGATCATCCCCATACTGTTCACCCAGAATGTCATTGTGGAGGATGTTTGCAGCCTCTTTCTTACATTCATTGACTTTGATCATCAGATCCAGAATCTGGTTCCTGAGCTGCTGGTAGTTCTCAGGCTCATTCTCATAAGGAATGTGGGTGTTCTCGTTCTTTCTCATAGTTAGATCTCCTTGAAATTTAAAATACAAATGTGGTTTCTGAGGTTGTCTTCGATTTCAGCTATTACAAATTCTTTTGCTTTGTCGAAAGCCTCATCAAAACTTTCCCGATAGGAATTCATTTTTTCTGAATCGTCATTTATGCCATGTTTGACACAAAGAGCATCAGTTACAAGATCCCATGCTTGATCCATCATTTTTAAAGCATCAAGCATCATTGCTGTTTCTTTACTCACTGAGTAATTTGATAAACTTTCCTTTGCCATAACAATACTGTTTAAAAATTGATGGTGCAAAGGTAAGGAATATATTCAATAAAAACAAGAAAAAATCGATATAATTTGCTGAAAATCAGCAAAATGTGTTCAGAAAACACACCTCAATGAGTTTGCCAAACACACTTGTTTTTTTACTGGGTGAATTTTACTCCAAAACTACACTTATATCATCATCCCAGGTATCATCTACAGTGATCGTCAAGCCATCAGCTGTTAGTGTTGAAAATAGGTTGCCGCTGATCACAGTCCTATGGTTCTTTTCAAGTGTTACCTCCAGGGTCTTTTCAAACAGCAGATTGTCTGTCTTATCATAGATGAGGAATTTGATATTTCTGTTTTCGGTACTGATGACCGTGGGGAAAGACATGAAATAGTAGTCAAACAGATCCAGCTTATTGTTGGTTACACCAGCCTGAAATGTGTAATTGGTCTTACTGTCGGTGTAATTGTTCCTGTGGAAATACCAATTAGGATAGTCCTGGATCTTATACTCTACCTTTCCAACATTCTCAGGGATCTCATCTGAAATGTTGATCCTAAGAGCGGCACACTGCCTTTTTACCTCAATTTCATGCTCACTTGCTTTGTTCTCAATCGTAACCATATCATTGTAATAGAACAGTTCTTTGTTGTTATAATAGACATTCATATTATCATGTTCTGGATTCATAGATTGAAATTCAAGTGTTCCTGTTCCCTTACCTCCAACAAAGGCATAGATCTTGTAGTCACCAGGAGCAATGTTTACTTTGAGTGTGCCAAAATCTTCTGGAGCTGTTTCATTCTTTGGATCGAATTTACTTACCAAGTCTTTTTTTAGAGTATAGCCAGAATAGATGAAGATGTGGATCTCATTGATAACATCCTCAATGTTGCTGCCGCTGGTTGTGCTTGCAGCCCTTGTGGTTGCCCTGGTATTCATCGGATGATCATCTACTGTTAGGGTAGTGACCGTGAAAGTAACAGGAACTTCTGCTGGTTCTGTAGTCTGGGTTTCTGTAGAATCATCACTGGAGCAAGCCCCAAACAACACGCTTGCCAGGATCAATACTGAAATAAATCTGAATTTGTACATAATACTGTTATTTTAATTACTGATGCAATAGTGCATCCATATAATAACGGTATTAGTACCCATTGTTATTGCCTAAATAACAAAGTTAAGGGAGTACTTAACAGTACCCCCTTAACATTTACCTGGTTAATCTGTGGTACTCTCAGCCATTTCTTTGAGTATGCTATCCAGCAGATCCTCAATGGAGTTGATTCTGTCTTTGAGCCTCTGCCTTTCCTCATGGATATTTTGGGCATCATAAGGCAGATTCAGCCCCATTACCTTAGCCTCATAGCATTTCAGCACCTTGTAATCAGTATTGGCCAGCTCTTTTTTCAGCTCCTGGATCTTGTTTCTGTAATACTGTGCATTGATCACCTTTTTATAAACATAACCAATGTGATCCTGGTACTCTATAGCCTCAGCACGTATGGCAAAGCCCTCTTCACACTCCAGCTTGCTTTCATCAATAGCATCCAGAGGCTTCCAGCCTTGCTTTTCCAGATCAACTGCTTGCTCTTCCACTGTTACAGTTCTAACCTTTACATGAGCAATTCCATTTTCTGTTTCCTGGTAATGCTCAGGGAATGCTTCAATCTCTCTGGTTCTTAGCACTCCATCCTCAATAATTCCATATCTTAACATGATATTGCTATTAGCTTATTTTACACTCATTTTTTCAGTTTTGTTGTCTGATTGTTACTTTTTGTTTGCCTGATTGCCAAAATTTATCTGGTAATCTTATCAGGATAGTTGCTGTTCACATTCTGAGGGCGAAAGTAAAGCACTCTTTTTACCGATATTCTTTACTTTTATCCCTGATCCGATACATTCCACCTGGGCATCACCGTATTTGTTCACAATCACCTGGGCATTGCCACCAGCCACGGCTACCACCAAATGAGAGTTATCAAAAGCGTCTATAGTAAGTACGGCATAATCGCTCACATTGACAGCTGCCTGGCTTGTGTGCCTGATGTAGAGCCTGGAAACGCTATACTCATCGTATTCAAGCAAAGCCTTGCAGCCTCCATTCAGCACCACGTCTGGAGCATTCCTAAGCCCTGTGATCTCATCATCCACATATCCACCATAAGGCTCACTCTTACCCTTGAAGTTCTCTCTCATAAACTCCAGGGTGGGGTAGTCGTGTTTGATACAGAAATCAATACCACGAATAAACAGCCTTACCAGAGCCTCTATAGACTGGCTCCTGTCAATTAACCCCTGGTATTGGGAGCACAGCCCCTTAGCAATACCATCCTGCTTTAATTGCTTTTTAAGTTCCATATTACGAAATTCCTTGTGATAATAATGGGTTTCCTGAATTTTTGAGTGATCTGAGATCTGTGGCAATATCATCCAGCCTCTTACAGAAACTGGTATTGTATGCTATCTCAGCCTGGTATTGGAGCTGTTGCCTCATTACATCCAGCATTTCACTCTGGTTAATCACAATGGCATTCAAGCGACCCGCAACGATACCGCCAGTTTCCTCACTCATTCCCTGTACGGCTCCTGTGAGAGGATCCTTTGTCTGTTCCTCGGCATTCTTGATCCAGTCACCAATACCGTCCAGGGCATTGTTGAACAATTGGCCTGCCTGGTTTACAAGTGCCTCAAAGTGGGCACGTTCCTGATCTGTCAGGATGTTATCTTGCATAGCACCACCCAGGTACTCCACGGCATCATTGATACCCTTAGCCAGGAACTGCCTCTTTAGAGCCTCAACCACGGCATTTTTAAGCACCTCCTTGGTTTTCTTTCCCAGAGCCTCTACACGATCCTGTCCTCGGTCGTATGCTTCTACCAGGGCATCCGCAAACTCATCAATGGCTGACTTTACATCAGTACCAGCCAGGGTTTCCATCATGCTACGCTCCATGTCCTGGATCTGAGTGTCAATGTCCTTTATCTTTTCCTCCCACTGAGAGATCTTATCCCAGTCGGTATCTTTTTTATCCTTTTCAGCCTCGATCTGTTCACGGATCATCTGCTGCTGCTTTTCCAGATTCTCTGTCTGTAATTGCATCAGGTCGAACATATCACCTGTACGCTCAGCCTTTTCCAATTCATAGCGGAGATCCTTGATCTGCTTGGTCAGCTCTGCATACTTAGAGAAATCCCACATCCTGCGTGCCAGTTCAGCCTCATCTTCCAGAGCCTTGATCTGATCCTGAATGGCAGACACACGCTTTCTGTAAGCAGCCTCTTCTTCATCATTGAACACCCAATAAGTGTGCTCATAGGCATTCTGGAGCCTTTTGAGAGAACTTTCCAGCACATCCACGTCACGCTGGATGGCCTGGATGTGCTCTTCTATCTCAGCGTCATTGTTAAACAGCCCAGCAATGAAGTTGATGGCCTGGAGAGCAATACTGATGGCTGCAAGAATAGCGCTGCCTTTCTCTGCTGTTGCAATAGCCTCTGACATAGCAACACCAGCCGTTGCAATACCACTGAGGGTACTGATCACTGACTTACCTGTGTCACCCAGCATATCACCCAATACAGAGCAACTATCAATAGCATCATCCACGAAGTCAAAGCAAGCCTTAGTAGCATCACCCAGATTCTTCCAGTCTGTCTTGATCTGCTTTGATGTTTTCTTGGATCCGTCCTGTTGTTTCTTGAATACCTCACTGAGGGCATTGCCTAAAGCCTTGAACGGATTGGTGTCGAGCACCTTTCTCTTAGCCTCATCCAGCTTATCCAGCACGGCTTTCATGTCCGCTGGATTCAGTTTCAGATCCGCTGTGCTCATCTTCTGCTGAATATCCTTTATCAGCTTCTCAATCTGTTCCACAGTCAGGCTGTCGAGATCTGCAAACAGATTCTTCCAGCTCTCAGTCTGCATAAGCATCTGTGCATTGAGGGCTGATAGTGCCTCGGCCTCTCCCTGGTTGATCATTGCCACACGCTCAGAAAGTCCCAGCTTCTCAGCCTCATTCCTCAGGAGCTGGTACTGCCGTGTGATCTCCAGTTTCTGCTCTTCAAAGGTCTTATAGTTATCCAGCACCTCTTTCGTCACCTGCTTATTCAGATCTGTTTCGGTAGTGTTGATTTGTAGATTTGCTGCTGCTTTTTCATCCGTATTCAGGTGGAACTCTCCCCTTGCAAGGCGATCTTTCAGGTCTGCCACGGCCTGTAGCTTCTGTGCCAGGGTCTGAGCCTGCTGGATGCTCTGTGTCAGTGATTCCTTGAAAATATCCATATTGGACTTTTGCCCTGTAAGCTCATTCAGCTGGCTCCTGAGGGCATTGAGGGCATTGGCATCCCCCATCGTAAAGTCGCTTGGGTGTGCCTCTCTCTTTGCCTCCAGCTGTGCTATCTGGGAATTTACCCAGGAAATAAAGCTGGATCCATCCTTGATAAGATCCTTGAAATGTGTATTGGCTACATCGGCTCCCACATTCTTCACCCAGGAGAAATATGCCTCATACTGTCTCTTCTTATATTCGATCTCACCGTCAAACAGCTTGATGCTCTCACTGTCGTATGCCTGGTTAGCCAGCTTTCGCCTCTCTTCAAAGTTACGCTTTTCATCATCAGTCAAGCCACCGCTCTTAGGACTGGCCTTTTTCCTGGCTTTCTCCAGGTCGTTTTCCTCCTTAGCTATACGGTCAAGCTCTCTCTGGTGCTGGAGATCCAGGGTTGCCTTACGCTTTGCATAGCCCTCTTCCATGACAGCTATACGTGCCTCTTCCAGCTTACGCTGTGCCTCCAGCTGCTTTTCACTTAGTAAATTTACATTGTCATCTACATTCTTATCACCTTTGGTTTTCTTACCTGTGAGGGCTGCAAGATCACTGTTGGCCTGTAACAGTTCTTTCTGTTTGTCGACTATGGCCTTAGCAAGGTTCTCATCCACTACCTTACCAGCCCTCATGTCAGCTATCTCCTTATTGATCTTCTTAACCTTTGCCTCAGCCTCAGCAACCTGTTCTGCATAGGTCTTGATCTTCTTAGTGGAGGTGTCTGTGGCTACTGTAGAATTGTTGATCTCAGTGGTAAGCTCATTGATCGTACCGTTCAACTCTGTAAGCTCATCATCTGTTTTCTTCAACTCTTCACGGATCTTGTTTGCCCTGGTGTTTCCATATACACCACCTGTTGACATAGCAAGGTCATTCTCATCAGCCTCAGCCCCTGCCAGGTCTTTCAGGCTTGCTTTCTTGGTCTTTTCAAGCTGCCTCTTTTTCTTGTAAGCTGCCTCCAGTTCCTCCTGTGCTGCTTTCAGCTTGATCTGCTTTTCCAGAGAAACCAGGTAGTCATCAATGGCCTTTTTGTTGTCACGGATGATCTTACCCTCCTTTGACAGCTCAGCATTATACTCAGGTATGATCTCTTTGAGATCCTTATAAGCCTTTTTCTTTTGCTCATAGGAGGCGTTACTATCTTCCATCACCTTACGCAAGGCATCAACCTTAGCGGCCTGCGTATTGAAGTCATCAGAAGCCTTTTTGAGGGCGTTATCCAGGCTCACGGTTTGCTCTGTCACCTCAACCTCTTCTTTCCTGAACATCAAGAAAGCAGAATAGAGCAATCCAGCAAGTGTTACAAGCCATCCTATAGGGTTGGCTTTCATGGTTGCCCAGAGTGTCCTCATCATGGCAGTAAGCCTGCCTGTAGCTACTGACAGTACGTTTGTGGCTACTGTCTGAGCACCCTTAGCCGTGGTGTCTGTTGCAGATGCTACAGTGGATCTTGTCGTGGCTGTAACCTCCAGGGTTTTCTTCTTTGTGTAGAAGTCTGTAGATGCTGCCAGGGCTGTTTTCCTGGTTATAGCTTGTTGATCTTGGGCTATCTCCAGTTTTTTCTGTGCTGCTGCTATAGCACTGGCATCACCGCTCTGTCTCGTCCAATACAATTCATACCGTGCTGCCTCTGTACGTTGTATAGATGCTACAGCGGCTTGTTTTGCAGCCTCCATCCTTTGAGCTGCTGCACTGACCTCTGTACGCATGGCCTCCAGCTCTGCTGCTGCCTTTTCCCTGGTGGCTGCTGTTGCCGTTCGCTTAGCTGCTACCTCCTGATCAAGTGCTGCCCTGTATATTGCACTCTTCGATGAAAGATCAAGTTTCTGTACGGCCTGTCTCTGCTCAACCGTCAGCACTTGCATAGCTGCTGCCTCATACCCTTGTGAGCTTGCTGTAAGCCCCAGGTTTGAAAGGTACTCTGCCTGTTGTGCTGTCAGTAGGGACTGGATGGTGGCGATCCTCAGCCTTTTCCTCACCTCTGCCAGCTCTTCTGCTGTCAGTTCTGCCTCCAGGGATGCTACATAAGCCTCGTTAGCTGCTGTCATGGCACGCTGCTGGGCTGCAACCTGGCCAGTTGCAACCGCCTCTGCTTTCATAAGGGCTATCTTAGCCTGCCGTGCTGTATTATCCAGAAGAGCAACGCCTTTATATCCCTTGGTAGCAAGGGTATTCAGCACTATAGCGGCCTTGTAGGATCCGTAGGCAATGGTAACGGCTTTCAGGATGTCGAGAATATCCTGGTAATGCTCCACCAGGTAGGTTGCACTGCTTATGGCATCGGCAAACACACCCTGATTGGCAGTGCCAATGTCATTGAGCATACTATCTCAGGCATCTTCAAGGTTGGAGATCATGCCAGTAAGAGAGGCAGATTGTTTCTCCATGAGGTTAAAGAACTGCCCACCCTCATCTGTCATGCCGTTAAGCACCTTTTCAACATCTGCGAAACCGATCTTACCAGCCGAAACCATGTTATTGATTTCCTCAGCCGTCACACCGTACATCTTGGCCAACTCCTTAACAAGGGGTATGCCTCGGCCTGTGAACTGCCTCACATCCTGAGCATACAAGCGGCCTTGCACCATAGTAGTGCCATAGAGGTACACAATATCGTTAAGGGGAATGGAAAGGCCACTGGCAATGTTTCCCAGCCTGATAAGGGTATCATTGACCCTTTCCGCTGATTCACCATAAGCCAGGAGCTGTTTAGCACCTCCAGCGATACCAGCAAGGTCAAAGGGCGTTTTTGCCGCTGTCTGGATCATCTGGTTCATAAGCTGACTGGCCTTTTGCTCACTACCCAGCATGGTAGTAAAGGCTATCTCCAGCTGCTGGAACTGACCACGTACCTGTACGATGCTGTTAAGTAAACCTGTCATTCCCTGGCCTACCAGGTAAGCCTGTATGTACATGGCTCCTTTCTGGGCAAAGTCAAGAATACTCTGTTCCATATCATCAGCCTCCATCTGGATATTGGTGGAAACCTGCCTGATGTGACGATCCATAGCCTCAGCAGAGACGTTGAAATCATCTATATCTAAAGTGGCTACATAAGCCAAAGCACCGTTTATATTCTCCATAAGGCATCAATTTGATTCTGTAACTTGATGAGCTTCTTTAAGGATCTTGCTACATTGGCATAGAAACCTATAAGTTCATCATACTTTCCATTCTCATTGTTGATGAGTAATCCGTTAGCCATTACACATAGTGTCTCAATCTGCCTCTGAGGATTATCTATATGTAAGAAATCCAATTTGGCTGCTTGAATTACCTCATTCTTATATCGCTCTATTTCCTCACAATCTTTGAGGCATTGTTCTATTGTCTTATCCATGTGAAAATCTGTGATTTTGTTACTTAATTGTTACTTTCCTTTGATCAGGTGTCTCAGAGTGACCTGGAAATCCGATTCTGGGTGTTGCATTTCACATTCTGGTATAGAAAGTGAGCACCTAATCAGGCTCCAGCTTATCAGGATTTACCAGGTCAATTCCAGCTGTTTTTCCCTCCATTTTGAGCAAAAGAGAGTGGAAAAGTACCAGCTCTGTGTCTGAAAGTGCTGAAAAATTGAAAATTTGCACGTTGTTTTGAACGAAGTTTATCTGCTGTGATCCTCCCAGGATCTGGCCTGGCTTTCCAAAGGATCTATCCAGCACCCAGCGCAAACAGTCTATCCTGCCTCTCCTGATGTCGCTGAAAATTGCAGCTATCAGGTTGGCCACCCAAACAGGGATCTTGCTGCCAGGCTGCTTACACTCTTTCCTGATCTTTTCCAACTGTCCTACAGGACATTCCAGGATAGAAAGCATGAGGTGTGTGAAATCCTCTTTGCTCAGCTCTTCACCTGGTAAATTGATGCTCCTATAGAGAGACGGTTTCCTGCCTCTCTTGTGTGGTTGCCGATCCCTGGAGAATCTACTGTTTACTCCGATCCTGTTTCCTGGCTGAAAGCCTTTCTTTCCCTTTGCCATGTTAATGCCGTTTTAATGCCGTTTTCTCAGAAATAGGGTAGAGGATCCTGGGATGATCCAGGAACCTCCACCACTGTTATCCCTCAGGAACCTCCTGGCACTGTTCTATGTGGTACAGTTCATCTATTACCCTATGGATCTTTTCTTTGATAGCAACCAGGACAAACACGTTTTGGGGATTGAAACCTTTCTTTGGGCATGGGTTAGCCTCCCATTCCTTATATGCCGCCTGGTATAGCTTATCATAAGCCTCTTCACCTTTGATCCATTGTTTCCTTAGCTCCACGATCCTGGCAGATCGTTCCTCTGAACTCATTTTTCTTGGATCCTTTTGAATATACCAGTGATACATTATCTTATCCATGATACACACTCCTTTCTGATGCTACTTGATATATTCAAAGTTCTGGCCTTTGAGTGTCGGTGTACCATTGGCATCAATAATGGCCAGTGAGAAATGATCTGGCAGTGATAAACCTACCATATATCTCCTATCATACTTTGCTGCTAAAGGAGATCCCATTTTCTCCATTGATTCAAACAAAGAGTTTTCCTTTGGAGCCTCGCTAACAGCCTGGTTGAACTCCTTAATGGCTTTCTCCATAACAAGCCATTTCTCATACACAGTAGATCTGGCCTCAGTATCAATATAGATGCTGTACCTGTCTGTTATGATCTGCTTATACTCAGGCTTAATGCTCACCTTACCATTGTTTACCTGGTAAAGTTCCCACTCAATAGGTGCCACATCTGTGTGAATCAATTTTGCAGCCTTTGTCTTGATGTTATCCACATCCTTAGCAGAATCCTCACGCATTAGCTCCTGTACTCTTTTAGGCATTCTACCAATACCCTGGTTTACACAGCTTTCATCAATTAACCCCCAGAGGTTATTCCCATTATAGAGGCTCTGGAGCTTGCCGATAGTAGGAACTATATCAGCTTTGATGAAATCATCTGTCAGTTCCTGGAGGTGCTTGGCTATAGTCTCACACCAGTTTATTGATTTACGAATGCTTTCCACATCCTGGTAAACACATACTTTTTCCATACTCACACTATTAGAAATTGTCACACTTAGTACCTACAGGAGCATCAGGGGCAATACCCCATTTCTTTAACAGTTCCTCGGAATGATCCTCAATGCTCTTTTTACGTGCCTCAGAGATCTCCTTTCGGAGCTTATTGGCTTCCTCAATCATTTCATCGGTTGCCAGGTTCATCAATACTGCATTCTCGATCTCCTTAACTCTTCTCTCTTTTGCAATAAATTCTTGTTGTGTCATAATTGTTTGAATTTAAATTGTTGTACTTTGTTGTTTACTAAATTGTTGTTTTGAAAGTTCCATCAGTTGATGGTGATGTTACTTTACTTTTACTACTATTGAATAGATCACCCCCTCTGCGATTCCAGGTGCTAAGAGCTGCTTTCCATTTTTGGATTGGATTACCTCCAGCCTGTTTCCAACCGTTAGCCTCATAATAATCAAAAAAGGCTCCAGCATCAACATTATATCCTTTTTCTCTTATACAATCCTCTATTTCCTGGAGAGTGGGCTTTGTAAAGCGTTTAGCTTTACCCTCACTATCATTAGGAATACTTTTAGGATTAGGAATAGGATTAGGAATAGGATTAGGTAGGGTTTCTGTGGGTTCCGTAAATAACCCATCGGTTTTGTTGGGTTTTTCAGATAACCCATCGGTTTCTGTGGGTTTATTCGGTTCCTTGCTTTTAAGAGGTCTGCCACCCTTTGAGCCATTTTCACGGTTAGCCTTAACACGTGCCTGGTACTTCTCATAATCTCTGTCGATCTGATCTTTGACAAAGAGGAAAACCAATCCCAATGCTTTATCAGCGTCAGGTGAAAGAATAGTACCGTTTTCGGCATAGGCTACTATGGCCTTAAAGAGCCTTCCAGCCTCTTCATCAGTAAGCCATTGCAGCTTTTCCTTGATGTCGGTATGTATTACAATACTTTCCATGAGATCATCCTTTATTTCCTGTAACTAACACCAGAGGAATTGATGCTATCAAACATTTCTTCCATTCTGTCAGCCATTCTCAATCCATACCGCTCTTTCAAAGCCTCATCTGATAGGTTAGAGGTTACGATTGTGCAGAGTTGCTCATCATACCTGTGGTAGATAATATCCGTTATAGGTGAGATCTCATTACCCCACACCTTAGCAGTTATTGGTTCTACTCCCAGGTCATCAATAAACAGCACGTCACTGTCTTTTATTCTCTTATACCTGGATTGATCGTCAGACTTTGTGATGTTGAAGATCTCAATGGCTGTTACATATTCGATTGCCAAATTATCATCCCACCGCTTACGATTTGAATACATGGAGCTTAATAGGTCGTTTATGGCTCTGAGTAGTGTGGTCTTACCATTTCCTACACCACCATAAACCATAAGTCCAACCTTATAATTGTCACCAGTGATCCATTTTGCAGTTTTCTCGATCTTGGCTTTTGTGTCCTGATCATCCATGAATTTGATTCTCCTGTTGCCAACCTCTTTTTGGTAGCAAATAGAAAGCATCCTGGTTACAGTTTCAACATCAAACCCTCTGACCTTAAAACGATCTGGTCTTTTCTGGCTTTCCAAAAAATCCTGGATTACCTTTATAGCATCCTCATTCATAGTATCACGTCTTTTGCGTTACTTCTAAGATCCTGGATCTCCAGATTCAGCTGGCCTGTAACCATGAGGTTATATAAAGCCCTCTGATTGAATTTCTCGCCACGGATGATAAATAACTCCACCTGCTTGTAATCGGTGCTGAAATAGACCAGGAGAGCATCCAGAGTGCCTTTTATGTCACCATAACCCAGACGTGGTTTACTGGAGTCTGGAATAAACACGCTGCTGATGTTGCACCTGGACTTTGTTAGTGCTCTCTCGGCCTTTTGTCTGGCACGATTAGAAAATGTGTCAGGAACACCGTTATAATAGCAGAAGAAACGATTCACCTTGCTTTGTGCTGCCATGTCCTCAAACAGCTGGTAGCTGCCTGATGAGGCTACTGTATTATATCTTACAGTACGCTTTCCCTCGTTCTCAGGTAGGATCCTTAATCTGTAGTAGTCGGTTATTCTCATTTTCGGCCTCCTTTCCTGTGTCCGTTGGTTCCAGTGGTGCTAACCATATAAGCATTTGCAGCCGTTTCGATCTCGGAACTGGTTGCAATTCTATTCTCTTTGAGCCACGCTTCCAGCTCTGCCCGATCAAAATACACTTTGTTAGCTTGCTTATAGTGAGGGATCTCAGCCTTAGATGTAAGACTGTACAGGTACGATCTGGATAATCCTGTGATCAGCACAGCATCATCCATGTTAAGCACATTCTTTGCTGCTAATAGGCTGTTACGCTCTATTCGATTTAACTGTTCAATAATCTTTTCTTCCATCTTTACAAGTTTTATGATGTTGAGGCTGGATCCTGGCACTCTCCATCGGTTTTCGTTTGCAAAGATGAGGTAAATTTACAACATAAAAAATACGGTAGTAACTATATAAATTACTACCGTAGGAAATAAAGTCTGAAATCTATACTTAGCCTATGTCTTAGAGGCTGATATGGCTTTTGCTTCGTTCTGCATAGGGCTTAAACAGCTTATCAATAATCTCTTGACGTTCTATATAATCTTTCCTTACTCCTTTGCCTCTTTTGTATTTGTCTATTCCAGATTTATCCCAAAGAATGCCAAATGTATGCCATCGACTTTTGAAATTGCAAAACTTTCCTATGTGATCAGCAATCTCTTTCTGTTGCCATCCTGTAGTACCTGGAGTTGGTTGGTAATTTTCATCCAGCAAACCAGCGTCTTTACATTTGTTGAGTAGTTCCATTGCCAGAGGTGAGTTAGCGATCTCAGCAGGTATGTTTAAACGATCTGAGAGATGATGATTAGGTATTTCTGCTTCATCGTAAATATTGATCTTGAAGTATTCGCTCAGCCAGTCTATTGCATTGCTTATCCTGGTAATTTCAGCCTCATCTGTAATCTGAGGCTTACCTGTAGAATCCAGGCATACTTTATCAGCCATCCAAAGATCCCATAACAGATCTTTCTTATCTGGGAACACCTCAGACTGTATCAACACGTCATTCTTAGAGAATGTTCCGTTGGCTATTTTCTCGATAAATTCTTTCGTTGTCATATTCTCCAGCTGTTATATGTTCGTGAATAGATGCTTAACCCTATCGGTTTCGGTTGTTTTGTATCTCGGAATGTATATGTTCTTTAGCTCTTTGACGTTCCAGAGCCTTTCAAAGATCCTCCATGATGGTTTGTTGTATAGAGCCATGCCAATATGCTGTGCAATAAGGCTTAGCTGGAATGTCTTTGTTCCTGGTTTGGGCTGGTAGTGATCATCCAGCAGATCCTCTTTCACACAAAGATCCAGGAGCCTCAGAGCCTCATCCGATTGCAGCTCTTTTGGCACACCGTACAGATTGCCCTGGTGATCTTTCTGGTACTTATCAATTTCGTTGTTGAGGCTGGCCATTACATCCAGGAATTTACTGAGTGAATCCTTTACCTCATCAGGACAATTTTCATCAGATAGAAGTTGATGGGCTACAGAAATGGCTGTGGGCATAGCTGATGGCTTAACAGTTCTGCCTGTAGTGCCAAATCTCTCCAGCTCAAAAGGCAAATAATCAGGATGGGTACTGTTCCACTCTTCTCTTATATCCTCAGCCCACTCTCCGATCATGCACAGATCTGGATAGAAGTTTGTAATTTCAAACTCATCCCAGTTGTCTATGTTGAATCTGAGCTTATCCATCAGGATCCTGTAGATCCTATCAAGCCTTGTGATGATGTGCCGCTTTTCCATACCGTTACTATTTTATTCCTGTTTCAAAGATTCTTTCCCATTCCCTGGGTGCTTTATCTGGTAAATGCTCATGGAGAAAGCTGGCTTTCCATTGCTGGTAAGCCTCAGCAAGCGTTAGGCTGGCCTCTGGATGGCTCAGAAAAGCCAGGTGAAACTCTCTCTCATACTCCCAGAACTGAGCCGCCAGAGGCCGTTTCTGATCGTCCTGGTATGGGTTCACTGTTTCCCCCTTATACCAGGTGTAGTTTGAATGATCCTCTGTTATGCCAGAGAAATATTCCTGTTTGTTCCAATCCATTGCCATATATCAGAAATTGTAAAAGTTGTGCCATATTTCAAGCTGCTCTCTCATCCTGGGATCCAGATAATCCATTACCCTGTCAATGATCGGCTGTGGAATGCCCCAGCGTGCCTCTGCTATGGATCCGACAATAGCACCGATGGTATCACTGTCACCTCCAAAGGAAATAGCACGTCTGATAGCATCCTCAAAGTCCTGGCTTTGGGCTATGATCTGGAGGCACAGAGGCACAGTACCCTGGCACGTCTCATCAAACCTACCAGGCTCAAAATGCTGGCTCTCAAAGCCTGGGTAATACTGTTGCATGGTATCACACCACTCTCTGAGGCTCTTTCCCCATCCTGTACGGAAAAGCCAAACAGCATGAGCAACCGCCACAGCTCCCTTGATACCCTCAGGATGGTTGTGGGTGCAGAATGCAGTCTTTTCTGCCTCCCTCTTCACATCTTCCAGATCATTGAAAGCCCAGGCTATAGGGCTTACCCTCATAGCAGCACCATTGCCAAAGCTGTTGTAGGGCTGAGGATCCTCTGAGTGGATCCACTGGGCAAATCTGCCACCATAAGCACCCATAGGATGGGGATAGGATCTACACCATTCCAGAAGCTTGCTTTTATAGCTTTCTCCTGTAAGTATGGCATCTGCTATAGCCAGGGTACAGATCGTATCATCCGTATAGCTACAGGCATCATCCCAGAGGCAGAAATTGTAGTCTCTGGTATTGTTGAACTCAAAGCGTGATCCGATCACGTCACCTATTATTGCTCCTATCATCTTACCTGGTGTTTTGTTGTTAATCCCAGAGGGCTACAATATCATCCTCAGGGGCAGTGTTCATACTGTTGCATTCTGGGCATTTTGCTACTGTTGTTTCCAGCCTGTAGGTTCCACCACACTGGCATTGCCCCAGCTCATCCTTATAGTCACTGGTAGCCTCAACTTGCTTTTGCTCTCCACACTGATCACAGTGATAGATTGCCGTTAGCATTCCTACTCCCTCCATTCTTTCCCAGGTGCATCCACAATCCTGGCAAATGTACTGTCTGATCTTTCCCATAGTCGTTACTTTTTGTTACTCGTTAATTGTTATGTCAGGTATGAGGCTCACAGCCTTTTGTTTGTTCTTATCCAGGATCTTTGCATATATCTGGGTTGTGGCCACCTCTCTATGGCCTAACAGCTTTGATACAGTGTATATGTCTGTTCCCAGGTCAAGCATGATCACAGCAAATGTATGTCTGCCAGCATGGAAAGTTATGTCTTTTGTGATACCAGCAGCCAGCACCCATCTACGAAGCTCCAGCAGCGTCCAGGAGGTGTATTTGAAACCAGGGAATACTTTGCAATCATCAGCAGCTCTTTCACCCATGTATTGCTCTGCCTGCTTTGCTATATCCAGATACTCCTGGCCTTTAGTTTTCTTCTGCTTGAATACGATCCTGGTATAGTCACCAAACTTTTGTACCTCTCCCCAGGTTAGCTTTTCAATATCGCTTTTGCGTAACCCTGTGAGGCATGAAAACAGGAAAGCATCTTTGAGGAACTGATATTTGCATGGTGTTGCAGCCAGTTTCTTAACCTCATCCAGCGTAAGGTATGCTCTCTCTGTCTCATCCTGCTTAAAGCCCTCTACACCTCTCATAGGGTTGGTTGGAATGATCCTATCCTCAAATGCCTGGTTAATGCAAGCCCTGAGCTTATTGAAATATGATACTTTGGAGTTCTGGGATAGTGGAGTGAAAGGAGCGTTCTTTTCTTTCTTCTTTTTATAGGCATCCTTATTGGCATTCTCCAGGTAATCCTTGAATCCCTCGATCCAATCGGCATCAATATCCTTGAATGTGGTTTTCTCATCACAGTACCTTTCCAGGTGCTTCAAGCAGCTGTGCCAGTTCCCCCAGTTCCCCAGGCTGTCAGGCTTACCGTGCCTCTCTTCACACATTTTCCTGTAGTAGGAAAGAAATGGGGTGTCGATCTTGAACTGCTTAGTAAAGCCATACTCTCCATTCTGGATCTCGATCTGTCTTTTGGCCTTGATAGCCTGGGCTGTTGCCAACGTCTGCCTGTTTTGCTCTTTCTCTACAGGTGTAGTGGCTTTTACCAGGTAAAGTTTCAGAAATTCATACTCTCTCTTGCCATCCCTATAGATGTCAAGGTAGAGGCTAATGCTTCCATCTTTCAGGATCCTCTCCCTAAGTCTTACTGGTTCCTTTTTTGATTTACTTGCCATAGATCTGATTTTTATTCTTTGAGTAACACAATTTTGTGACTTATTTGCTTTCAGGTCACAAAGTAACAACAAATTTTTGATAAAACCAAATAAAATAGCAATAAAATGAATAAATCAAACGTAAATTGTTGAATTTTGGCAAAATCCCTGTAAATAAAGGAGTTATTTTGCTATTATTTACGTTTGATTTATGTTTGATTTGTTGTTTCGGGAATCTTACTTCACTTTCCCACGCAGAAATGTACAAAGATGTTTCCTAATACTTCGTTAGTCACGATTCTGCCTTGTCCGGTGATGTCTGCCAAATCGTCGAGGACGAGTCTTAGGTCCTCAGAGACGAGGTCGCCGGAAAGGCCAGACTCTAATCCTGAGAGTACACGTGAGAGGTTGTCGTGGGCGCTGACGAGCGATTGATATTGGCGGGCTGACGAAACGATAATGTCCTGCTCTGAGAGTTCCGGGATGTTGGCTGATTGGAGGATGATTTGTTCCAGCCGTTCGATGTTGATTCCCTGCTTGGCAGAGATCTCGACAAGGGGAATGTCGTCTGGTATAGGAACAGTTGACTGGTGCTGGTCTTTCTGGGGTACTATGTCAATCTTGTTTCTAATAATAATCAGTGCTTTGTCTTTTGTGAGTTCAACGATTTCTTTAACCTCTTCTTCCGTAGGATTGGTGTCGAAAATCCATAGTATGATGTGGGCTTTCCCAATGGCTGAGTATGTGCGGCTGATACCAATCTGCTCAATCTCGTCGGTGGTTTGGCGTATGCCTGCGGTATCGATGAAACGGAAGGTGACGCCATTGATGTCCATCGTGTCCTCTATGGTATCACGGGTAGTTCCGTGTACGGATGAAACTATTGCCCGGTCATCGCGAAGCAGCTTGTTAAGCAGCGTCGATTTTCCGACGTTTGTATGCCCGACTATTGCTACTGGTATGCCGTTTTTCAGAGCCTGTCCAGTTTCGAAAGAGTGGGCGAGGCTGGTGACACGATTGTTAATATTTTTTGCTATAGAAACGAGCTCGCTGCGGTCAGCAAATTCCAGGTCTTCGAGGTCGGAGAAGTCGAGTTCCAATTCCAATAAAGAAGTGAGTTTGAGCAGCTGCTGGCGAAGCTTGGAGAGTTCGGATGAAAAGTGTCCGCGCAGTTGACTCATCGCCATTTGGTGGGTGACCTTGTTGGATGAAGCAATGAGGTCGGCAACGGCTTCAGCTTGCGAGAGGTCCATCTTGCCGTTGAGAAAGGCTCTCTGTGTGTACTCTCCCGGCTGAGCCATACGGCAGCCGTTCTGTATCAGGAGCTCTATTACCTTGTTTAATATATAGCGCGAGCCGTGGCAGGAAATTTCCACGCTGTCTTCGCCGGTATAGCTGTGAGGAGCGCGGAAGACGGAAACCAGCACCTCGTCGATAACCTCGCCTTCAGCGTTGATGATACGGGTAAAGTGGATGGTGTTGGCACTGAGAGCGTCACAATGTAGGGCACAGATAGCTGAAACGGCATCAAATGCCCGAGGACCACTGACACGAATGATGCCAAGGGCTCCACCAGGTGCCGTAGCAAGCGCACAAATCGTTTCGTTGCCCATCATTTCTTCTTGGCCCATGTATTGGCGAGAATGACAAAAACAAAGGTAATAGCCACAAAGACGAAAGTTGCTTTCAAGACAATCTCCTTTTCGTTGCCGATGAACGGCATCAGACAGCAGAAGACAGCCGTCAGCACGCTGATGATGGCCATCAGTATGCGTAGTCGGTGAATGTTGACTTCCTTCCGTCCTTCCTCTGAGGCAGTATTATAGCCCGCAATGAGCATATCGCCCTTGCCCATCAGGAAGATGACGGCAAGGACGATAAAAACTATTGCAAAGATGACAGCTTTAATCATATTCTATCGAGTACCTTCTGGATGATGGTATCGATGCTGCTCTTGTAGTCAGTATTCATCTGCTTGGCATAACGGTTGGCAATCACCATGCAGCAGGTCATGGCACGATGACCCAGCAGAGAAGCAAGACCGGCAAGAGCCGAGGACTCCATCTCGAAGTTACAGATCTTCATGCCCTCGTACTCAAACGACTCAATCTTCTTGTTCTGGTCAGGGTCGGCAATGTCGGCGCGCAGCTGACGGCCCTGAGGACCGTAGAAACCACCGCAGGCTACGGTATAACCTTTGACCATGTCGTCGGCTGCAATCTGGTTGATTAGGTCGGCATCGGCAACTGCTACGTAGGGGGCACCCTTGATGGGATCCCACTGCATGTGCTCCTTGAAAGCCTTCTCCATCTGAATGTCGCAGACGACGTTGCGTCCTGCATAGTAGTTCAGCAGGCCGTCGAAGCCAATGCTCTTGACTGATGCGATGAACGAACCCGTGGGTGTGAAGGGCTGCAGGCCGCCACAGGTTCCAATGCGTACCATCGTCAGCGTGCGGTGTTCGGGTTTTTCCTCACGTGTGCTGTAGTCAATGTTGGCCAGCGTGTCGAGTTCGTTGACCACGATATCGATGTTGTCGCAGCCGATGCCGTGGCTCTGACAGGTAATACGCTTACCTTTATAAGTGCCGGTGATGGTGTGAAACTCGCGGCTACTGACCTCGCACTCTTTCGTATCGAAATGTTCGGCAACGGTGTTGACACGGGCAGGATCGCCCACAAGGATAATACGGTCGGCCATCTGTTCGGGCTTAAGGTGCAGATGGAAGCAAGAGCCGTCTTCATTAATGATCAACTCGGATGGGGCAAAAGTTTTCGTTTGACTCATAGTAATAGGCATTTAGTTAGACAATTCGTTGTTTCTTATTTCTTTCTCGAGGAACTGTATCTGCTGTGCCAGCTGATGCTGCTGTTCTTCTAGTTGAAGAATCTCGTTGTATAGGCGGTTACGGTCAAGTATAGATGCACTTGTGTAATCATTGCGGTCTTTCATCAACTTTGCAGAAACACTACCGTAGAGTTTCTGCATGGAAAGTAATTCACGCATACGTGAGGCATTGTCAGGATCACGGAAGTCGCTGAAAGAACGGCATACGGTCTTGTCATCGACAATGAAGGTGAAGTTGCCCTTCGACTCACTACTCTTCTGACGTGTCATGTCAGAAGCACTACGCAGGCGCTCAAGACGCTGTAGGGCAGCAGTACGCTGGCGGTTGTTGCCCCACGTGTCGCTTATTTGGGCGATATTGGCGAAACTGCGGATGGCTGTGCCTCCAATGGCATCGATATCGTAAGCACTTCTTGTGGCAGAAGGAACAAACGTATAGACACACACCTTGCCTTCAGGTTGTCTGCGACTGGTAGCAAAGAAACCGATAGAGTCCTGTTCGCTAATGACATAAAGGAAATCGTCAGCCTCTGAATTGAAAGGCAGTCCGATATTTTCCGGTTTCATAAAGCGACCGTTCTCGGCATCAAAACGCGTATAGTAGATGTCATAGCCTCCAAGACCGCTGCCACCGCGTGCTGCGAAATAGAACGTCTGCCCGTCGGGCATCATATAGGGAAACCCCATATCAGTAAGTCCTTCTTCTTCAAGTCCTTTCAATGGCTCTGGTGAGCTCCACTCGTTTGCCAGCAAGTCGCAGGAATAGAGACGCATGCCACCATTACCATTGTTCATGGAGAATATGCACTTGTTGCCCAACTCGTTGACGTAGACGATGTCGCTTGCCTGGCCAGGAGCATGGAAGAAATCTTTATACGTGCTGAGTCTTCCTTCCTCAGCGTTGGTAAAGTAGGCATCAAGCAATTGATCACGGTTTATCACAACGCTATCGATAAAGGTTACTTTCTGCGTAGCTGAAAGCATCTCGGTGAATCGGGGGTTCTCTGCTGGGGCTTCGACCTTTGGAGACTTCTTTTTTATTACTTTTTTCTTTTGTGCAGATGCTGGCAGCACAGCAGCAAACATCAACAGAAGAAGGATTATTTTGCCTATTTTCATCATCTTTATATTGTATTGAAAAAGCAAAATTACAAAAAAAGTGCCGACAAACAATGAATAGCGCGCCGAATTAATTCTTTTTAAGACTCCTCGACAAGCAATCCACTGTCGCTTATTGCCCTCCAGATAGAAAAACGAGCTTCAGGATTCAGGCGCTGCATCTCTTCAAACAAACGGACAACAGAGGTGCGATGGGTGTCATGCTCGTAGGGACAGAGCGTCTTTTGCTTCTCATAGCCACGCAGTTCGGCATAGCGTGCAATGTCTGATTCAGGCACCATACATAGTGGACGGATAATAGCAATGGGCATCTTCCTTAACTGTAAACGTGCCGGCATCGTTCCGAAGCGACCCTGGAATGTGAGGTTCATTAAGGCGGTGTGGATAAGATCGTCCTGATGATGGCCAAGGGCTATTTTGTTACATCCCAGTTGTTGAGCCAGGTTGAACATTTGCTTACGGCGGTTCCAGGAGCATAGGAAGCAGGGAGGTTTTGATTTAAACTGAGGATTGGCAATTGACAACTGAGAATTGAAACTGGTAGTGACGACATGCAAGGGAACACCAAGGCTGTCGCAGAAATGTTGGAGATAAACGGTGGAACTCTCGTATTGGATGTTTTCCATGCGAACATGGATGGCCTCAACCTTGAAACGTGGATGGTTGATGCGCGAGCGACGGGCAAGCATTTCCAACAGGCATAGCGAATCCTTGCCACCCGAAAGGCCTACGAGGATATGGTCGTCGTCCTCGAGAAGCCGATAAGTGGCAAAGGCTTTAACAAAACGTTCGTTGATACGA